ACTGGTTTCACAAACGTAGAAATTTTACTACATTACATGTTCAAGGATAAGGTTTCTCTAATTTCACCCGTGAGCATGCATACACATTTCGGTATACGACATTTGGATTACGACCAAAGAAAGGAACGGACTATATCAATATCTGAAAAATATTTAGATGATGAAATTCCGTATGACAGGAAACACGACATCGCTGATGCTATATGTATGATCGCGTTTTATACGTTTAGGACTCATGTGCATTTTTTTGATTCATTCAGATTTAAGAAGACGTAGATTTCATTTCTTCGTGGAGAATCGTAAGGGCGTTCTTCACGTGTTCGAACATATCAAAGATTTCATTAACGTTACGTCTCTCTAAAGCACCCTCCAGTTGCTTGATGTTATGTTCGATAGAACGCTTCTCCTCTCGCAAAGAAGCGAGTTTCTCTTCAAGAAGAGCAATCCTGGAATTGATTACATTTGTATTTTTTTCCATATTCTTATCCAGAATATCAATTTGTTGTTGATAATAATCCTTCTGTCTCTTGATAATTTCCCTCTTCACGTCTGAAGTACAATTTTCAATTTGAAAATCGAGTCTTTGTGTTTTTTCTTCAAAGTGCTCAAGTTCTTGCATGTAGGATGTATGATACAGGTCTAGGTTGTATTTAAGGTGCTTGATTTCCTGTTGAATCTTGGTATCCATTATAATATACAGTCGTTTCAAATCTTTATATTATAAAAATAATGTGGATATACAGTAAATGCCAACGACCAAGCAGATTCAGGATGCTCGCAAGAAGTTGAAAAAGATGCCTAAACCTAAGGGTAACGCCCCCAAGATACCGTCAAGTGCGCTTCTTCGTCTCATCGCGAATGATCCCAAAATTAAGCGTAACCGTGAATTTGTTAAGCGCGTACACGAACTTATCAAGAACGGTAAATAAATTACTTTACAATTTTACCACTCGCGACTTTACACATATCTTTTATCATGTTATCAAAATGCCCAAGCCTGTACTGCGCTATACCCCAAAGTATGAAAAAGACAGTTTTTGTAAGATGATTGATTTCGTTCTCTTCCATCTTATAGATTGGTCCAACTACCCGACCCATGAAGGTTTTCTCCTTTTTCTGCCCTGTGATCATCATCTCAGCCTGAGTCAATGCACATGTGTCGTCGTTGACCGACCAATGATAAAAAATGAAAGGTATGAGAACCGAATAGAATTCTAGATTTCTACGATCATTCGTGAACGGGATAATCAAGATCCACAAAAGAAAGACAAGATGAATGATAAAAATTATATTCATTTATTATAAGATGAGCGTAGAAATTAATATGGAAGAATCATGGAATGAATACCACGAAGATGTACTTCGTCAGTGGGGAGAGGCGTCGGCTTGTTACAGATACATGCACCATCGCGCATTTTTAATGTACAAAAAATTAAGTCTACGATTTAATTTACCCGTGATTGTCTTGTCGACAATTACAGGCACCGCAAATTTTGCCCAAAGTACGTTACCCGCGAGTATACAACCCGCGGCACCGTCCATTATCGGTGGCTTAAATCTTATCGCTGGGCTCATCGCGACGATTATGCAGTTCCTCAAAGTGAATGAATTGATGGAGAATCATAGAACGTCTGCCTTAGGTCACGGAAGTTTGTCGAGAAACATTCGTCTCCAATTATCCCTACCACGTGTTGAGCGTAAAAAGGAAGGTCTGAAGTTTGTTGAAGAATGTAAAGCTGAATATGATCGTTTACTCGAACAATGTCCTGCTATTCCCAAAAAGATTTTATTAAATTTCGATAATGAATATCCACTGGACAGTGTGTTTACGAAACCCGAAATATTAAATGTGCGCCCAATACCAAAATTAAAGTTACCAAAGACGATTGAACCCATTCATGCCATAACCAAGAATACCCCATTTGAACGAGTCGGGGAATTTTTAATTCCTAAGCAGGAGGAGGAAGAGGAAGAGTATGAGGAAGGGGAAGAGGAAGAGGAAGAGGAAGAAGAGACAGACGTCGAGCAAGGTAAACCAACAGAATAAACATCGCAAGATTGGTAAGGAATACAGATGCTATGAATGGAAACATTTTCCTTTTTAAAGGTTCCATGACACGTTTATGTAGTGCGTCATTTTGCAACACCAAATCTATCGCCTGATTAGTAAGATCATCGATGGACTCCTTCATTAAGATAATTGAGCAAAAAAAAAGCCCGGTTGTTACAACAATACATACGAAACAAATTGATCTCATTCGTAAGTTCATAAGTGAGGGTAAGAACGTGTTCATATGTGGAGCCATTGGAGTTGGCAAATCGTTTATTCTCCAAAAGGTATTGGAGGGAACAAATCATGTTGAACTACAACCTTCACACCTAAAGCGTGATTCACCTTTTTTACCATTTATTAAACCAACTCGGAAACATGTATTCATAGAAGATTATGACAGTGTATTCAAACCATTGGTTGAAGAAGTTTCGGATGGAAACAAACTCACCCGAGGTTCTCTTCTGATCACAACCACGAACATGTGTATGTTTCCAAATTTTGAAACTGTGTTCGTTCCGAAACATAAACCCGAGGTTTTGATGACTCTGGTAGAGAAGGATGGGGTCGAGATCTATAACGCCGCTGTGAGATCAGCTGGAAATATTAGGAACTTTTTTACATATATTGATGGCTATGATGAGATGGATGACTTTCAAACACCGAAAGATTTCATAGCTGACGTGTTATCTGACCCAGCTCCGATTGAGATAATGGATAGTATACCCGAACATGGTCACATTTGGGATATATTTCAAGAGAATTACATCGATTCTAAAGGTGTGGACGTAGTCAGGTCTAGTGATTCATTCTCATTCGCAGATGTTTTAGACAATCATATTTACAAATCAACCAACTGGCACATGATGCCGTATTTTGTGCTACATGCGTTGACTATACCAAAGTCATGTTTGGGTGAACCACTCGACCGAAACAAAATCAGACCAGGGAGTTGTTGGACAAAATTGGGAAATTATAGGATGCGAAAACAAAAATATGATGGTATTCGTAGAAAGTCTAGGATGGGTCTCGGTGTAGAAGAAATGTGTCTATTAAAGAATTATGCAGAAAAGGGAGACCTAAGTAATCTGATCGAATACGGAATCACACCACAAGATTTCGACGTGATTAATCATCTCGCAGTTGGAAACAACTTAAAATCAAAAGACGTCACAAGAGTAAAGAAGGCACTCAAAAATGCCTACGACTGAAGATGAAAAGGAGACAGAAGTCACCGAGTGCGTGAAGATTGTAGGTAACGAGATTCTATTCTATGGGGACATCGATACTGATAATGCCCTTGAGTTTGTAGAAAAATTTAAGAAACTCGAGATTGAAATGTTGAAGCGAAAAGCAGAACTCGTGGGGTATGATCCACAAATTCGCGTGCACATCATGAGTGGTGGTGGCGACATCTTTTCCGGTCTAAACATGATGAATGTTCTTGAACGTGCCCGAGTGAAGGTTGTGACTGTCGCACAGGGGTCATGCTGTAGCGCCGCCACATTCGTGTTTTTGGGTGGTTCAGAGCGTCGCATGGGTAGTAATGCATACCTTCTGATTCACCAGATTTCCACTGAATTTTGGGGGAACTTTCATGACCTCCGTAACGAGATGAAGACTTCTGAGAAGTTTATGAAGATGCTCAAGAAGATGTACCTCTCGAAGACGGAGATTCCCGAGAAGAAGTTCAAGCGTCTCATGAAGAAGGATATATATCTGAGTCCTTCTAAATGTATCAAATATGGGATCGCTCATTTCGTTGACTGATTGTGACCGAACGTTTATAGAGAGCCAATATACATATAATGATAAAAACAATACAAAATGTGTTTAGAGTGAAGGGGAATGTTGTGCTTTCTAAAGGCTTAAGTCGTTCCATTCTACCGTAATTTACAACTGGAAGTGAAGACATCTATTTAAAGTTGAGAATTTAATTAATCGTAGTATGGAACGCCTTATAAAGAAAGATAAGAATGGATCTGAGAGATTTACGGATATTCGTGTTGAGAGCCTACAAGATGGAACGGCGGACATCGTGAAGGTGTGTGGTGTCGTAGGGAGTGATAAGGTGACTGAGTCTCGAACAAACGTCAAGACGGGATACGAAAAGGCTCTCGCTCGCGCTCAAACAATGTGGAACAATGAAAGAACCAGGTGTACCGAGATTCTTCCTATGTTGGCGAACAAGTGGGAAGATCGTCAAAAGTACATTTCTGAACCCTTCTATGTGCAACCCAAAATCGATGGTGTCCGTCTTCTCGTCTCTAATAAGGGGTGCTTTTCTCGGACTGGTAAACCCGTGCAAGGTGTGGAACATCTCGCCAAAGATCTTAAGGATGGCGAGTACCTTGATGGAGAGTGTTATGTTCCCAACAAGACATTCGAAGAAATTACGAGTATGTTTAAGATGAACCCCAAAGATCTTGAGTTTCATGTGTTTGATTATTTTGACCTGAATCGACCGAATCTAACTTTCGAAGAACGAAAGGAGCGAATCTCAATCGACACGTTTCTCGTGAAATCGAAAGATGGTATTCAGAAGTATCACGATATGTTTGTGCGACAGGGTCACGAGGGTGTTATGATTCGAGATGCTTCGAGTATATATGAGATTGGGAAACGCAGTAACTACCTCCTCAAACACAAAGAGTTTCAAACCGAGGAGTACCCCATCGTGGATGTCAAGGAGGGAACTGGACGTGAAAAGGGTGCGGCGATATGGGTCTGTAAGGTGGGAGAACAACACTTTTCTGCGAAACCCGAGGGAACTCTCGACACCAGGCGCCAGTTTCTCAAAAACAAAGATCAGTACATCGGTAAACGACTCACGGTTCGGTTTCAGAATCTAACAGCTCTGGGTATACCAAGGTTTCCGGTCGGTGTAGCAATTAGAGATTATGAATAATAGTAGAATATAGTAATGAATAAGATCGCGATCGACATCGATGAAGTTCTTGTACCATTTCTCAGCCCCATGGCTCGGTATCACGGACAAAAGTCTGGTATACGGAAAACTGATAAACCAAAATACAATTACGTCTATAGGGATATTTTTAATGTCACAGAAAAAGAGTCTCAAAAAATGGTTCAGGAATTTTACAAGTCTGGACACTTTAAAGTTCTTCAGCCGATAAGGGGGTCTCAAAAGGCGATGTTAGCATTTCGCCGTAACGCAAAGAAGATGTACATCGTAACAGGTCGCCAAGATGTTGTCCGGGAGGATACGGAATTGTGGATTGACCGTTTCTTTCCCGGAATCTTCGATGATATCATTCTCACAAACAGTTACACCCCAAATGAAGTCAAGAAAGTTGATATTTGTCGATCTCTCAACATTGGTCTGATCATTGATGATAATAAGTCCATATGTGACGAATGCATCAAATCTGGTATGATTGCTCTAAACTTCGTTGGTGTCCATGATGAGGATCTTTACCCGTGGTGTGAAGAGAGTGAAATTAGTATAAAAGGATGGAACTCACTAAACTTATAATGTCTCTCGGTCTCATCGGTCTCGGTTCCATCGGCGGTAACCTCGCCCTAAACATCCAGAAGTCCCACGAACTCAACGTGTGCAACCGTTCACCCGAAAAGGTGAAAGCTATTGTTAAGAAGTCTTCGCATGTGAAGGGCTACGAAAATGTTGAAGAGATGGTATCTGATATGAAAGAGCCTCGCACCATCATCACAGCTCTTCCCCATGGGGAGACTACGGATGCTATGGTGAAGAATTTGAGTTCGGTGATGACCGCGGGTGACACTATCGTGGATTGTTCGAATGAATTTTACCGAACCTCGAGGAATCGGGGTGCTTTCTGTCAATCCAAGGGTATCGGGTACCTCGGAACTGGTCTCTCCGGTGGTGCTGAGGGTGCTCGTCTAGGTCCCGCACTCATGATTGGTGGACCCTTGAAGACATTTGAAGAGCATGAGGACCTCTTCAAATCGTTCGCCAAGAGTTTCGCATACATGGGTGAAGACTATGGTGTTGGTCACTTTACCAAGATGGTACACAACGGTGTAGAATATGGTATGCTTCAGGGTATTGCTGATGTGTATGCCTACTGTAACCAGGATACACACTACATGAACCAGGTTCTGAAGGCTGTTCAGAATACAGATATCGATGGGTACCTCACCAGGTCGGCGATGGATGTACTTCATGAATACGATATCAAGAAGATTGCGGATATCGGACACATGAATAACACGGGTCTGTGGTGTTCGGAGATTGGTCTCGAGTATGGTATTCCTACACCCACCATTAACTCAGCGGTCAATTCGAGGTTTACGAGTCGTCATATTAAGGCAGTCAACGCTGTTGACCACAGAAACTGCGCCATCGACTTTACGGTGGCAGTTGACGCACTTCGTTTCGTGTTCGCGACATCCCTCCTCGAGGGGTATGACCTCATGGCGACCCGGCACGTTGGGGATGAAAGTATCAAACAGGCTTGGTCTTCGGGTACAATCATCGAGTGTCCAATGATCGGTGGAGACTATCGCACCATCATCGAAGAGAC